AGACAATTTGAAAGCAGTTCTAACACGATTGAGGTTCTTTCAGACACGGCAGGGATTATTATCGACATTGTAACACTACTTAAAAGAAACGTAACCGATGCAGACTTTGAGATCGTGGTTAGCGGAAACGCTGAACCCTTTTTTGACTCACGCACTGATGTTGTTGCTGGGCATGGCATTAGTTTTAGTATTAACACGCCCTACCTCGAAAGCTACTGCGACATTCCAACCTGATACGAGTAGAGTCATCATCATTCGTGAAATCTATGCAGTTGATAAAAAGATTGATTCCCTTCGCAATATCTACTCTGATAGCATTGGCAGCTCTACAACCACAGAGAGCCTTTTGTCAATACTCCGACAGTACGATCAAGGAAATTAACAACCGGTTAATCAAGTGCATAGAGTGTGAGGAGAAGTTGACGCTTTATAAAGAGTTAGCAAAAAGCGACAGCACTCAGATAATGAACCAGGCTGCAATCATAACTAACCAAGAAAAAACCATTGCCAAAGAAAAAAGCAAAAACAAAATACTTCGCAACGTTAACGCTGTTCAGTTTGCTTTGCTCATATTGGCTTTAATACTATGAAAACAAATGTACACATCATCCGAAACACATTCGAGCCAAAGAAAGTACTACTCATCTCTGACGCACATTGGGACAATCCAAAGTGTGACCGTGACCTACTCAGAAGCCACCTCGAAAAAGCAAAACAAATCGGGGCGGACATATTGCTTAATGGTGATACCTTCTGTTTGATGCAGGGAGCTTACGATCCTCGTAAGAACAAAAGCGACATTCTACCTGAACACAACAAGGCAAACTATTTAGATGCTGTTGTAAACGATGCGGTCAAGTGGTTTTCTCCATACGCTCATCTTATCAAGGTAGTAGGTTATGGCAATCACGAAACCAACATTTTGAAGCGACAAGAAACAGATGTGATTGAACGCTTTGTGTATGGGCTTAATTCACTTAATGAAACCAATGTTGAAGTTGGTGGGTATGGAGGTTGGATTATTTACAACTTTGCTCGTGACAAAAGCAATGGCAAAGTTAGTTTCAACATTAAGTATTTCCACGGCTCAGGTGGAGGCGGACCAGTGACAAAGGGAACGATTCAATTTAACCGAATGCAGACTTTTGTTGAGGGTGCTGATATGATTTGGATGGGTCACGTTCACGAAGATCATGAATTGACCTACACAGTGGAGCGATTAACACAAACAAATAAAGTTAGGCTTAAAGACATTTTAATGGTAAGAACTGCCACATATAAAGAAGAATATAATGAAGGAAAGGGAGGATGGCACGTTGAACGTGGAGCAAGTCCAAAGCCTTTAGGTGGCAGATGGTTGGAGATGCACCCAGAGAGAATAAGAAAAAACGGACAAGAAGAATTAAAAGTTAACGCTTTTACATACAAGATAAGATGAAGATAGAAGTCAACTACATATTCCGTGAAGAAATGATTGATCCTATTTATGAGCAGATAGGATTAGAAACAGAAGCTCAAGATGTTGAGATTGTTGAACAGGGCGTTTTAGACTTGACAAAAGTAGTAGGAGCTTCACAATTTTACGAGATGACTCAGGTGTTTTGTGAGGGTTCTCATTCTTTTTATATAGATTTGCCATACGAAGAGTTTAGATATATATGGCTGACAACGTGAACAATCCTACCCACTATGCAGGGGAGATTGAATGTATAGAATGTATTAAAGCACAAATGAGTTATGAAGAATTTAAAGGTTATTTACGGGGTAATTCTCTTAAGTATATGTGGCGTTATAATCGTAAGAACGGAATGGAAGACCTGCAAAAAGCAGAGTGGTATCTCAAACGTTTACAAAAAGAAATACAAGACCATGGGTAATATAAACAATGCTAATATCGACTATATCCTTCGCTGGGAAGGAGGACTCAGTAAGCACTCTAAAGACAGTGCATCATCAAACTGTGTGCCTGATGGCTCAGGCGTTCACACCAATAAAGGGATTACTTGGGCGGCTTGGAAAGCACAGCATGGAGATTCAGAAGAATCAGTAAAGCGTTTTTATGAGATGACTCATGAGGATTGGAAGTCTATTTATGAACTCTATTGGAAAGGCATCAAGGCAGATGATATTGAGTCAGATCTTATCGCTGAGTTTTGGGCAGATTTCGCTTGGGGTTCTGGTGTTTACGGAGCAGCAAAGCAATTACAGAAATTTATCGTATCAGAGGGTTTCTCTATCGCAGTGGATGGTAAGGTAGGCAAGAACACTTTAAGTGCCTTAAATCGCCTTATAATCATGAAAGGAGAGGACTATATCTACCTTAAGAGTTACGACCACAGAGTAAACTTCTTGAGAGGTCTATCTTCATTCAAGCATTTTGGCAGAGGATGGATCAGCAGATTGAAAGATTTTCACAACTACGCATTGACTAAAATAAATGGCTGATTCTCTTGAAAGCATAGGAAAAGAGTATTCAGATTTTAACCCGTCAGCAGATGATGGGATTTTGCGTATAGTTCAGAATTGGGGCAACGAGCTGATTGCTCAGATGCAGAACCGATTAAGGGCTAACAAGACAAACGCTTCAAGTTCATTATCTCAGTCTATTGAGCCACAAATCAAACAAGCAAGTGCGGACAATCTGAGATTGACAATTTTGATGGAGGATTACTGGCAGTATGTAGAAGATGGAAGGAGAGCCGGTAAAATGCCACCGATTAAAAACATTTACGAGTGGATTCAAAATAAACGACCTGTACAACAAAAGATTGCTCAGTCACCTGATAGAATAGCCGCCACAAAATCACTCGCTTATGTTATCGCTCGTAAGATTGGACAGAAGGGAACAAAGGCTCAACCATTCGTGACACCATCATTGAAACAAGTCACTACCCAAACCCTCGCTCAGAGGATTGGAAGGTATATTGCCGACACTTTAGGCAGTCCATAAAGAAAAAAGTTTTTTCATTCTGCAAATTATTTTTATATTTGTGGCATGGAAATACAAGAAATTGTAAAGCTAATCAAGCTTAAGAAACGCCACGGCATCATCAAGCGTGTGAGCGAAGAAACGGGGGTATCTATGCCCACCGTCAAGAAGTACATTGAAGGGAACGTTATTTCAGACAAAGCCCTTTTAGTTTTAAAGGCTGCCCTTGAGGACATTGAGAATGAGGAGGTGCAGCAATGATTACTATTTTAGTTGAGGACAAAGATGTTGTTGTTGAGCAGTATTTTGTCACGTTAATCTTTGATCGTGAGGAAATCGAGTCAATGATTATGGAGCATTACCGGGATGAGTATTCTGACCATGTGTACAGACACGTTGACGAGGAAGGTGCATCATTCACCACTGACTTTCTTTTGTATAACGACATCGAACGCCACGACGTTATCAATGACTTAATGTACTACCACGATTTAAAACCAATCAAAATAAAATTAGTAGAAAATGAAAACAAGTAACGAAACAAACAATCTTGTGAAAGCTCTATTTGAGTTCCAAGGCAAAGTCAACGCTGTAAAAAAGACAGCCAAGAATGACCATTTCCATTCTTCGTATGCGGATTTGTCCAGCATTCTTACAACCATCAACCCAGTGTGTCAAGAGTTAGGGCTTTTGATTACTCAGCATCCACACGATGATGTATTAGTCACAAAGATTTATCACGTTGAGAGTGGCGAATGGATGCAATCTGAACAGCTGTTGAGGATGCGAGATGCTAACAATCCTCAGCAGTATGGTTCTGCTTTGACCTATGCTCGTCGTTATGCCCTTGCATCTATCTTTAACTTAAACCAGGCAGACGATGACGGCAACTCTGCAAGTGGGCATCAAGTTAAAACAGTCAAGGAAACCATCACACCACAACATCCAATGTGGGATAAAGCCTTAAAGCACATCCAAAGCGGAGGCAAGATTCAAGACATCAAGGATAAGTTTGTCATATCTAAAAAACATGAGGAGGTGTTGACAGCAACGAAATGACTAATGCAGAACGGATGGAAGTTACAATGACTCAAAGCCAAGAGGAATGGCTCAAAGCAAGAGCCAACAGATTCACGGCTTCAGTAGTTCACAAGTTAATGGGTAGCTCACGATCAGGTGGGCTACTCTCTAAGACAGCAGAAACATTTGTATATGAACGAGCTGCTGAGATACTGACCGGCAACTCTAAGCCAATTTATGGAGATGCTCTTGATTGGGGTATATCACACGAGGCGGATGCCTTTTACTATTTCAATCAGCAGAACTTTCAAGAGTGGACATACTATGGCGGAGAAACCTATGTATTTATTCCTTATGGTGAGTACAGTGGTTATTCACCTGACGGCTTGAGTCAAGATGCAATCCTTGAAATAAAATGCCCTTACAATAGCGGTATTCATTTAAAGAACTTCAACATATACGATGCGGATAGCCTTAAGCAAATACACCCAGAGTATTATTGGCAGATGCAACTCGGAATGTTAGCCACTGACCTTGACTATGGTTATTTTGTTTCTTATGATCCACGAATGCCCGAAGAAAAACAGATGCACATTGGAGAGATTGAAAGGCACGAAGTAGAGTTTGAACTCAATGAGAAATTGACGAATGCTTGGGAATTATTGCAAAATATTTTGGCGAATTAAAAATAAAGTTTATATTTGAAGCATGGAAGTACCAGTAATTTTAGTTTTACCCGTCGCATTAATCATGGCAATTTGCTATTTAGCTTATTTGAAAATCTGCGATGACATTAGAGAATTTAAGGAGCTTGAGGATGAGCTTGAGCGTCAAGCCAACGAATCTGAAAAGCCGTATGTTGAACCACTTTACAGAAGGAGATTCAAGAAATGAGTAACATGATACAACAAAGGGTTGCGGCTGTTTTACTGAAGCACCCTGAAACCAAAGATGATGACCGAATGCTCACAGCCTATTATTGGACTATGCAAATGTCAGACGAAGGTATCAGAATAGAATCTTTTGACGATTTCAAACGTGAGTACACATTCGGCAAGTTAACCGATGCTCAGACCATCACGAGAATCAGACGTAAGCTTCAGATGGAACGCCCACAATTTAGAGGTCGTAAGTACCAGGACAAGTTGAACAAGGTCAATAAAGTAAAGGAGGATTTGGGATATGGAAAAAAGTAAGATCTTAGCGGAGGCAATCAACAAAGCTATTGATGAGATTGATCCTACATTAAATTACGATGAGTTTGCTGATGCTGTGGCTCTTGTTTTAACTAATGAATATGGCAGTCATTTAAGCATGAGCTTTGTAAGTAAATTATTATATTACACTGAGGAAGTTTATGGTGTACAAAGCAACCGTTAGGCTTTCATTATCGTCAGGTGTAACCATTCGAGGCACAGTCAACGGACATTGCAAAACGCCAAAGGATTTCTTTGATGTATGCTGTGATTATTTCCTTGAGGAAGTTTGGCACGATGGAAGCTCTATTGATGACATTGAAGTCAGTAGCATACAACCTGCTGACAGCTTTTCAAAATTGATTGCACCGGGTACAACCCTTGATGATGACCAAGCCAAACACGGACACGATTATACACCTTTTCACAGGTACAAGATTTTAGAAAATATTTAATATATTTGTAGAGTAAACGACAGGGTAGGAGCTGTTATGTAAAAAGATTTTTGCCTCGGCTGGTTAGATGGACTCCTACACATCTAATCGGTACGGGGCTTTTTTTATGGCACAAAATAAGAAATCA